ATTGATAATCTGCAATATCTTTGTCACTAATAGTTAAATTACCTGGTCTAAAGAAAATTTTCTTTCTAGGTTCATATGCCATCATATCATCTATACTAAGAAACCAGTATTTAGATGTAGTGTCATTTTTAAATTCGGAAATGGTATAACCTAATCTATCTTGAGATGTAGGACCGTCATTGTATAGAGTTTGAAAAAAGAAAAATGTTGGCGAATTATATATCGATGAATACGACCTATAATATGTTAACCATTTAATTGCTTTTAATGGCGTCCAGTTAGGAATGACTACATTAGTTATTCCAACAGTTTTTTCAAATTCATATGTATCCAAAGAACCAAATTCGTCAAAAATATTTTTAATAATTTGTGTTGTAGTTTTATTTGTAAACGATTTAGAAATTCTGATATTTCTGTCTAGAATTAATTCTTCAGAAACAAAGTGTATTTCGAAAGATTGTGATCTTTCTGCAAGAATTGTTCTATTTTTAATATCTATGATTCTTCCAATAAATCTAAAGTATTTGTCTTTCTTTTTTTCTGAATTTTGTGTGACTTTAGTTTCATTATGTTCAGGAACATTAATGTCTATAACTATAAGCTCATTTCCTAAGATTGGAAGTGTTTTGTCAGAGTTTCCCGAAATAATATTATTTGCGTCATTTACTTTAATCCATCCAGTTATGGTAGATGAATAGATTGATTCAAATAAATTGATTTCCGTAAATATTTGTTTAAGTTCTAGTGAATTGCCAGTTTCTGTATTGAGTATATACAATTCTCTAATGTCATAATTACCAGCTTGTTTTGATGCCATATGTTATTTCACCAAACTATTGAAAGTATCGACGAATATTTGTATATATTTTGAATTGCACACTAATATATTTCGTTTTGCTTCATTTTCCTCGAATTCAATATCATAGTTACTTTTTGAATATCTCATTAATCTTCCATTTTCTGAGACCGGATAATCGTTGAAATTAATTTCTGGAACTTCTATAAAATATTCTTTATCTTCAACAGTATCTTGAGAATATCTATCATAATCTTCTCTTATGAAATATTTGTAAGTATCCTGCGCTGATTCAAAAGAACCATATTTATCAACAATATAATCTTCAAATTGACCGTACTCAAGAGGAAAATCATAAAACCTATCAAATCTATTATTGATTATCATAATCGTCCAATAGAATTCTGGAGTCTTATATAATTTATTTGATATGCTTTCTATATTCTCACCTTCTCTTATAATATACTTGTAATATATCAAGTTATCATCTATTAGGGATTCTCTTCTAACTATTCTGGTTGTTATGTTTTTCAATATGATATTGAAATTACCTGTAGAATCTAAAAAATTAGGATAAGCGACATATGAGAATTGGGAAAAGTAAGACATATTAATATGTTAAATAACCTTCTTTGAGTAATCCTTCTATTTCATCTCTAGTCAAAATTTCAATTTCTTTAAATGTCATATCAACCACAATCTCAACCGGAGCATCAGTCTCTTTAAATGTTATAAAATTATCTTTACCATATTGTACTTTCAAATCAATTAATGCACACTTTTTAGTCTTAAATAAATATTTGTTTAATGAATAATCATCTTGTTTTTTAACATATAATAATAATTCAAATACAGAAGGATATGTGAACAAATAATTTGAGTCATAGATACCTGGATGCATTCCAGACTTTAAAGTCTCGACGATATTTTTTATTGCGTTAGAATCTTCTACACATTTGGCAACCATATTATAACTTATTTGAAATGTTCTAAATTCAACACCATCCAACAACATTTCTTGGTGTGGATTTAATGCAACTCCTGCTGTAGCTGCTGCTGTTAATGCAACATTTTTTCCAGTATTGAAAAGAGGCCCAACAACTTTAACACTACCTAATAAATCCGCAAGTTTTCTATTTCCCTTTAATTTACCCGCTACTTGCCCTATAGGACCTAACGATGAAAACGCATCACTAATAAGTGATAAACCAATTTCAGTTGCAGATACATCTTTATATTTTATTTTGTAATTTGTGTTTAATGATAACGGTACTGGTAAGAAAATTTGTCTTTCTATCTGATATTCTTGCGTTCTATTTCTTGCAAGATTTAAGATTGAATCTGGAACTTTTGCTTGTGTTATATTATTTCCATTAATATCTTTTATTGTATTATTTACAGGTGCAAATTTTGTGTTTGATTCGTTATCTGAATACATATTAATACATAAACCAGTATCACCATATTTGGAATTATTGGCTCGTAAATCTACAGGAAAATATAATGCAGGTTTACTTTTTGCTCTGTATGTATCGATTGCTTCTGTAGTTTTTTTATCGGATTCTTTTAATTTGTCATTTGCTGCAGTTTCTCTCACCCAGTTATCTGTAAATGATCTACCTGCTGGTGGTCTGGACTGTAATGTAGTGGGATTTGCCATACTATTATTTATTGAATAATTCCTTTTCCGTTAATACAAGAAATTCCATACCATATTTCTTCGCGAATTCTTTTGCTGTTTTCCATTTTGCTTGATTAACCAAATAAGTGTGAACTGCTGAGACATAAGATTCTGTTATTCTTTTAGGTCTCTTAGGTTCAATCGTTTGATTATATGGTTTGACTTCAATCAAATATTTCTTCAATGATCCTTCTTTTGTTCTCACTTTAAAATAGAAATCAACAAAATATCTATGCATCCTATTATCTATTGGTGATAAATAAGGCACAACTACCTCTTCAGATCCATATTCCAAAATAGATGGATTGTGGTCTAGATACTTCAAAAATCTTAATTCCCAGGTAGATCTCCAAATAATATTGGATGGATCCCCTTTATATTTTTGTGGGAATTTTGGAGTGTATTTTCCCGAATATGCCATATTTGTATTTATAATAAATAATAAGATATGAGATCATTAAACGACTTTAAAGCCAGTTTAGAAAAATTTGGAATAGTACATCAAAATAGATTTGATGTAACCATAACAAGACGGAATGGACCATCACGACCAGAAATAGAAAATAATATCAAATATCGCTGCGAATCTATAAATATTCCTGGAATTCAAATCTTAACTGCTGATTTTAAATTATATGGAGGTCAACCAGTCTTAAAGATTCCAAATGGAAGAACCAACGATGAAGTGCAAATGACATTCATCGCAATGAAAGATTTTAGAGATAAGAATTATTTTGAAGAATGGTTAGATTTAATTTCAGATTTCTCAAATAATAAAGTTAATTATTATGACAATGTTTCGTCAGATATTTACATTTCTCATTATCTAGAAACTGGAGATAAAGCTGGTCCAACAGAATCTAGAAAAATAACTCTAATTAATGCAATTCCAAATAGAATGGAAATGGTTCAATTAGATTGGAACCAAGCTGATGAATTATTGAAATATAGTGTAAATTTTTCTTATGAATCTTTAAGAATCGATAAATTAGCAAATACAAGTAAAATAGAGTTCACACATTTAGATAAAATACAATAAGGATTAATATGTTACCAAAATTGAATCACCCAAGTTATGAAGTGAAGATTCCTTCAAATAAGAAATCATACATTTTCAGACCATATACTGTTAAAGAACAAAAAATTTTGCTTATGATGCAAGATTCAGATTCTGTCGAAGATCTGGCACGTTGTATGACAGATCTAATAGAATCTTGTTCTATTAAAGAATTTTCTACCAAATCCCTAACTTATTTTGATATTGAATATCTTTTCTTAAAGATTAGATCTAAATCAGTGGGAGAAACCACAAAAATAAATTTCAGATGTAATAATATTGTAGAAGAACAAACTTGTGGGGCAATAAATGAGGTAGAAATTAATTTAGAGGATGTTGCTGTATCATTCGAAAATTCTATTTCTAATGAGATACAAATTAATGATAATCTTTATATGAAATTGAGATATCCAAATGTTACTTCTGCGAAATTCTTAGAATTATATAATACAACAAAAGATTTAGATTATCTAATTAAATCTATTTCTGAAGATCTAGAATCCATTATGGATTCTGAAAAGATGTATGACGATTTTAATGATGATGAATTAAAAGAATTTCTGAATTCTATGGATTTAAATACATTTAAGAAGATTCTAGAATTCTATATTAACACACCAAAATTAACCAAAGATATTGAATTTACTTGCAAAAAATGCAAATATAATGAAATGATTGTTTTATCAGGTTTATCTGATTTTTTCGTATAGCTATTAATAATGACAATTTGATGAATTACTATATGAGTAATTTTACTATGGCGCAATTCTATCATTATTCTCTTTCTGAATTAGATGAAATGTATCCTTGGGAAAGAGAAGTGTATATTTCATTATTGAATAAACACATAGAAGAAGAAAACGAAAGAAGAAAGAACAATGCCAAAAGATATTAATTCTATTTCATCTAATATTGCTAAATTGACGGATCTTCTTGTTGAAGAAAGAAAATTGCGCAAAAAAGAATTTGAGGAAAATTATAAGTTAAACCAAAAACGTGATAACTCTTATTTAATGTATGAAGATGAATTAGATGAAATTCGTTCTCAAAGAAGAAAATTAGAATCTAAAATTAATCAAATATCAAATAAAGAACAAATAATAAAAGAAAAAGATAACAAAAAGAAGATTAAAGAACAAACAAAATACACTTCTGCTGGTGAAGAATTATTAGCTTCTGGTAATTTGATAAGTGGTTTGTTTTTTACTTTTCTTGGAAGAAATGAAAAGACAAAAGAAGAATTAATTCAAGAGCAAGAAAAACAAAATAAAGAAGAATTGAAGCAAGAAAAAGAAAGATTATTCCAAGAATTATCTAATCTAAAAGATCAAAGAAAGAAAATACGTGAAGATATTAAATCTACCATTATTTCACAGATTAATCCACAAATAGCAAATATATCTAACGCAACACAAGATCTTCTATATACACAAAGAGATGAAGAGAAATATAAGAATCTAGATTTAGATATACTCCAAACTCTTAAAAATACAGATAATACCATCGCTAAGATTGAGATAAAGATCAAAGATATATCAGATATACTTAAAGAGATTAATAATAAAGATTTTGGATCGAGTGGTGGAGGCGGAGATTTCGATCTTCCAGATAGAAACCCAAGAAGAGGACCGAGACCTACAGGTAGACCTACAGGTGGAAGATTTGATTTTCTTAGAAGAATGGGATCTCGTTTAGGCGGATTAACTAGGTTATTACCTATGACACCTGGCACTCTTGCAGTAGGTGCAGGAATTTCTGCATTATCTGGTATTGCTTTGTTTAAAGGACTAAATGCCGATCAAGAAAAATATAATGATAGACTTGAAGAAGAACAAAAATCTAAAGTTGAAAAAGCTAAAAAAGAAACCAAAAAACAAAATCAAATAATTAGAAATCAAGTAAAACAAGAAATAGAAACAATAGAGGCTGGCGGAAAATCAATAACACCAGAACTATTAGAGAGTTATGCAACAGAAGCTGAAAAATCTGGAAATCGTGATAAAGCTGCAGCATATAGAGAACAGATTAAGGAACTGACGCCAGCACCTCCACCCGCCACGTCCCCTCTTCCCGAACCAACCCTACCGTCACCCGCACCCCCAGTATCGCCGCCAGCACCAACAACAACAACAACGCCAAAACAATCATCAACAGCACCAACAACAACAACAACGCCAAAACAATCATCAACAGCACCAACAACAACAACAACGCCAAAACAATCATCAACTTTAATAGTAAAGAGTGCAGATGATGTTCGTTTGGGTGAGATAGATACTTTTGATTTGAGTGATAGTAATTTCTTTGACAATTTCCTAAATTTATTCAAACCAAAACAAAATATTGATAAAACTCCACCTTCGTCTTTGATCGATCAAACAACACCAACAGCAGTGCCAGCGCCAGCACCGGCGCAATCAGATATTCCTTCTCCAGTTCGAATTGGTGGCAATTATACAACTAAGGGTCTAACCGATTATGGTTTAAAATTGAGACCATTTGGTAATGTTCACACTGAAGGCGCATATTTAGATCAAAATTTGGTAGAACTGTCGAACCAATTACCATCATTCGATTTCACATCAATTAGTGAATCTGGATCTAGATTACCTCTTGAATTTGTAAACATTACTGGTCTCAATGATGCATATCATAAAACATTACCATACAAATCGGAACACACAGAAGGCAAAGCAGTTGATTTCACATTAAATAGAAGACCGACTAAAGAAGAAGGGAAAAAGTTGGTGGAACTTCTAAAATCCAAAGGATTCAGTAAAGTAATAGATGAATACAATGATCGGTCTCCAGGGTCAAACGGTGGGCACATTCATGCTGAAGTAGCTGTTACTTCTACTACACCTAAATCACGATCTACAAACAAGCCTTCACCACTTAAAGAAACCACATCAACTGAACCAAGTGCAGAAGCAAAAGATACTATAGAAGGATTTAATCCTAAAGATTATGCACCTGAAATTGATGCTATGTTACCTGAATTGAGGGAGGATTATCCAATGGATTCTACAGATATATTGAGAAGAAAAGCAGCAGACAAAATTCAAAACAAAATTTTGCGAGGTAAGATGAGTCCAAAAAAAGGAACTATCATTGTACGGAGTCACAATCAGAAGACAGCAATAAATCAACCTATTATGATGGAAAATAATGAAATACCAAAAACAGATGGTGTTGCATTATATGCAAAATCAACAGTAAATAGAGACTTATCTACTATGACACAACAACCTAATATATTAACAAATCTTGTAGATAATAGCAGCATATCTAATAATACAACTTCTGGACAATCTGGTAGAACTGAAACAAAGAACACAAGACCACTAATCAATAATCCTTGGGATTATGTTGGTGTTGGTATTAGTGCTTAGAAGAAAGACTCTAATGTTGATTTAGAAATAATACGATCGGTGAAACCGAAGTGATTACACCAAATTTCATCGATCGTTTCTTTAACCTTTTTACTCTGTAGAGAGTTTAGATCTAGATTAGGATTATTAGCAAGTTCAATGTATCTAGCTGCAACTTCTTTCCTAGAAAAAACATTATCAACTAATTTGTAATTGTTTTCTACTATCTTCTGATAATTATCCTCTGAAATATCCATAAATCTCTTAATATGTTCGGCAAACATCTTTGGTGTCGCATCATACGGAATCATCAAATAATTTTCATTTGGTTTAAGAAGATCAGTAATTCCCTCTAAGTTATCAGATACACCTAAATTCCTAGCAATAGGAACAACACCAACACGCATTGCATCTACAATCACTCTATTAAAATGTGAACCGTATGATCTAGACCAAGAAGTGTCAATTAGAAACTTAGATTCGGAAAGAATAGAGTCTCTCTTTTGTTCAGAAATAAACCCGATATATTTCATTCCATTATCTAAAGCATTATCCCAAATCTTGTTAGACAACCATTCTGGTTTAGCATCTGGATCACGATCGAGTGTACAGAAATATTCTTCTTTACACTTATCCTTTGACGTCATGTATGCACGTTCAATACCATCTCCTGCAACAATTACTTTTGCATATGATGACATATGTGGAACAGCAGCCACCAGATCATCAACTCTCTTCCATCTTTTGAATGTCTGAAGAGATAGAATCTGATTCTTTCTTGTATTGAATGGAATATCTCCTCTCTCAATAGGCTTTTGTGGATTGACGATAAGAGATCTAGGGATCTCCATCTGTTCTGCAGATTCAAAAGCACTAGGATGCACACAAGCTAATCCAGAAATATTATCCTTTAACTTATGAATCCAAGGATAGTACTTCAATAGATTACCATCATGAACGATTGCTATTTGTTTAACCTTAGCATCTAAATTAGTAATCATCTTAACCCATTCAGTTTCGCCTTCAGTTTCTTTGGATTTGAATCCGAAAATAGATTCCCAAATAACCATATCGAATTCGTTGGCTCTCTTGATAAAACTTTGAATCCATTCAGAAGAAAGAAATGGTTCATATGGAACACCCCACCCATTTCCTTGATGGATAGGATAACCTGATCCTTCTCCAATAGTATATTGACTTAAATCTTTTGTCAACTTACCAGGAGATTTCTTGGAAGCTTTAACACAGAGTAATTCTACCTCATGGCCGAGATCTTTGAATCCAGCCATGAGTTGCTCTGTGTGATTGAGTATCCCACCCACATTATTAAAATCATGTGCAATTACTAAAATTTTCATATTAAATATCCAAGGTTGCAGTCTTCTTACCGAAAACTTCTTCTTCTATCTCAGACGCATATTCATGCAATCCATTATCTACCAGATACTTGTACCATTCCTCACTCTTATCCCATCCAGCTGAGACTCCATTCCAGCGCTCATACCAAAGAGGATGTTTAGAATTCTTTCTTCTGGATTCAATAAAATTGTATCTGGTGTCTTCATAAATCTTTTCTCTACACTCAACAATCTTCTCACGCATATAACATACAATAGAAATTCTTTCATGATCATTATTTGGTGAAGAAATCTCTGTATTACCGTGGATAGAATGTAATTCTGCTAACAAGAGATCACCAGGTTTCACATTAACAGCAGCTCTATATTCAGGGAAAACCAAATAACATCCTTCCCAATCTTTACCATTCGAAGTTACAGTTAAATTACCAAATCCTTCTTTGAAGTCACCAGCATCACGGTGTGCAGCTGTTCTGTAATTCTTGTTAACAGTAACAGTAGAATAAACGGAATTACCTATCTTGTATTCTGGATCCACTTTAGCAATAGCTGCTTTCTGAATTTCGAATCTACCAGGAACCAACTCTTGAAACATCTCAGAAATTTTCTCGATAAATGGAATCGCAGTACTGAAAACTTCTCTATGATTTGAAGTGTACGAAGTTAGTCTGCAGTACGGAATCCTCGGATATTTCTCGTAGGAGCCAGCAATACCAGAGAATACAGGATTAGCATAAGAAGTATCTGAGATCCAATCATTGATAATTTCAACTTCTTTTAATCTATCTTTATATGATAGTTTCGCTGTCTTCTCTACCCAAGCATCAAAATCAAATCCTGCTGGTCTCTTGAGAGTTAACCAAACTCTCCCTTTTGTAGAAACTTCTTCTGAAGTCTTAGCTTTCGCATAAGCTTCAGCAATAGGATCATCTGATGTAACAGTATTCATCGATCCAGATAAAACATCAATCAATCTTTCTTGTAAAGCAGTTACCCAATCTCTTCCTGTTGATTTCTCTGTTCTTGGTCCAGCAGCGATACCACGATTTTGTGACTCACCAGCAGCATCTCTCAATCCTTCATAAGCCATCTTGACTAACTCTGGAGAGAATACACCTTTCCTGAATTTAAGTAGAAGATTATGTTCACCATTTTGGATTTCATTACCAAAAGCATCGACAGTATGCTCCAAAGGTTTATATACATCGCAATCTTCTTCGATTAGAATATCATAATGAGATTCGTCTAAGAATTGTCCCAGAATTTGTTCATTAGGATATTTCTTTTCTAGATAAATAGTCTTCATAAGTCCCTCACTTATATTATACCTTAAATGTGTTTGTGTGGCAATAGTTAGTTGCCACACATATTTAGATTTACGAATTTTCGAGGATTAATCTGGAATCTTCCATTCTCCATCATCAGTTCTGCATTTAGTTACTTTAGCTTTCTTCTCTTCACCATCAATTGTCACTTTAATATCAAAGTCTTTACATTGAATTTTCTGATCTTTGTAAACAACTTCTTTTGATTTCGTAGATCTTCCAATAACGAATCCCAGAATACCAACACCCAAACCAATAGCAGTCGCAGCACCAGGTGTTATTCCTTGTCCTTGATTTGAACGATTATGATTATGGATTGGATAGGTATGATAATGAGTTGGATATCTACGCCATCTATTAGCGTATAAGTTAGTTGCGAAAACAAAAATTAAACTAAGACACAGAAGTTTCTTTAACATACTGTCTTACTTCCTTTTCAGTTAGAATTGTTACATCCAAAATATTTTCTACTAGAAAAGATCTGTATGCGCTTTTATTTAGGTCAAAAGCGGAAATTACATATGGATTAGATTTCTTAACTCTATCTGTTTTCTTCTCAACTACAGGAACAAAATCCGGACTTGTTGTACATAACATAACTCTTGCGTCGCCATCCTTCTTGATGAAGGATACAACACATAGATTATTGTACAATTGATTCAAAATTGTATTTCGATATTCGATTAATTCTTCAAGTGTATTAAATTTCATCGTTTAACTCCATTATCCGAAAACTCAAGTAGCAGTTGGATATCTGTAGGATTCTGATTTTGTAGTTTATGCTTCAAGTTAATAAGAAGAATTATGTTATGGATTGCCTTGTATAGATCCTTCACATTATATCCTTCTTTCTTTCCATACCGTGCCAGATACTCGATAGCATTGGAAATGAATGCACCTTCTGCATGTCCAATAACCATAATCAAATCGTTAACTTGAATGTCATTACCATTAACATAATGTGAATTATATGTTGACTTAATGAATTCTTCGATATCAGATAAGATCTCTTTTTCGTTATATTTCATTCTATACTCCCCATAAACTATTTAAGTCTTCTTTTTCTGTGATATCACCATTCGGAATCTCTTCACCATAGATAACAAGAGAAATCTTTGCTTGTCTAAACATCTCGATTGTTCTTGATTCATGTTCATAATATTGAGATGTTTTATGTTTAAATGCTTCTAGATTCTTAGGTGATACGATTACGTTCTTGATTCCTGATTGGATAATTGCTCTAGCACAATCTACACACGGAAAATGTGAAACATATATCGTGCATCCATTAATACATGTACCCATTCTTGCAGCATTATAGATAGCGTTTCTTTCAGAATGTTCAGCCCAGAAATATTTCTCAGGCTTCTCCCACTTTGTTAGATCTGTTTCATCAACTCCTCTAGGAAATCCATTGAAACCAGTTGATCTAATTTCGTTCTCTTTTCCTACAATAATTGCAGATGTCTTAGTGCGATCTTTAGATTTAATCGCAATAGAATCCAATAGTTCTATAAAATAATTATTCCAAGTCATGAGCGATATATGGGAGCTAGCGAATCTCTAACATCAGTTAGAACTTTACCAAGCCAGTTCTGTCCATTCCATTGAGGTTTATCAAAACAACGTTTGTCACCAAGAGGTAAACCGATTCCCCAGATTTTATCTACAGGTGAACATTCAACAAATTCTCCTGGTTGTTCCATCATAATCTTGAGTAAATCCGGATTTTGTGTGAACTTTGCCATATTGCCTGTGTAAACAAAAGTCTTTGCCAGAGAATCCCACAAATCTTTATCGAAATTTGGAATCTTCCTTCCTATAGATTTACAAACAGAAGGATTATCTGCAATTAAGATATCTGCTTCATATGGCCCACGAAATAATCTATTCTTACACCACATCATATACTGTTCAGCATTGTCAAACCAAATTCCATCTAAGAAAAACTTAGAAGGATACCATTGTGAAAACACTCCACCATAGAAGAAAATATATTCGTCAGTTCTAATTAGTGGGCAAGGATCGTATGTAATTTCGGTGCTTTGTACTTTATTGTATGTATTCATTATGTCGTCACCTTATCATTTAAGAGAATACTTTCTTTTACCAACTTGATCGAAACAAATTTAAAAAGATCTCCATAAACAGGATCTTCATAATAATGACTTCCACCAGTACCGTCTTCAACAGGAAATTCCTTTTTGAGGATTTCCGGCCACACATTAATAACCTCATCTAAATCTTTTGCTAATAGATGTTTAACGTATTGATGTGAACGCCAATAATCGCATGGTTTAGTATATTGAGAATATTTGTAATTACTCTGTCCAACTCGAAATGTCACTTCATACATTTGCAGTTTAATCATCTATTCACCTATCACTTATAATCAGTCTTGTACCAACCAGTCCCTTTCAAATGAAAGGAAGAGACGGAAACACATCGTGACACATCGCAATCTTGGTTATCACAACCAGGATATCGTTCGATCTCTTCATCCATCTTTAGTAGGATCTCGAATTCTTTCCCACAAGTATTACATTTGTAATCATAAATTGGCATATATCATACCCTCATCTAATTATAATGTCAATCTCTACGATCATCTATTCCTTTAAGGGTAGATTCGATCTTCATGAAAGGAATATAATGCCTCATAGGATCTTGTGTGCCATAGTGTTGGGCAATAATCTCACACATTCTTCTGGCACCAACAGGATTCATGGAATGAACCATACAAACATTAGTAGGCCATTTATTATTCTCTTTCATCCAAAGAACAACATCATAACCAGTTTCTTCTTGAGTTTCAGTCTCTTCGTAGTGTTCTGGTGCGAGATCGTGATCTAACCAAGCTTCTTCAATCTCAAAATTTTCCATTATATAGATGGCTTGTTCATAATCTTTTGCGATCTTCCAATCACCGATAAACGGACACGGTCTGACATCATCTAACCACAGTTTCATGTGTACTCCCATTTCTCAGAACCACAGTGTTCACAACGTTGAACAAGAGTTCGAACTTTCGGAATATATTGTTCGGCATCCATCCAATGGAGAGCGTAACTCTCTGGACTAAGTCTTTTGACTACACCTTTAGAATCCTTTCTATATGGAACATAGTTAATATGTAAAGAACCATAATCGTCTTCATAAGACTTGTTCTCTACCCAGTAGAATACCTCTTCGCCATTCTCAATCACTGTTTTCATAATATAATCAACTTACCTATAATTATAGCTTGTTCTTCAGTAATAGTCAATCTCTGAAGAAATTTTTTAATAGTATCTTCTGTTCCACCCTTTCTATCCGGTGAAACTAATGCTATCAAGTAATCGGAATCTCTTGCTATCAATGTGTTTCTTGCATATGCAGCCTTTGCATATGCAGCCTTATGGGGCAATCCATCATCTAAATATTTTTGGATTAGATCTGAATCTGGTTTATGAATGATAATTGGTATATCACACTTGGTGGCGATCTCTTCAGCAAAAGAGTCGCCACCTATTTTACATCCACCAGAAACTATACAATCTTCATCTTCAATAATAAGATTGGTTAATATCTTAACAAGAGCAAGGAAATCTTCTCGACTATTCCGTTTCCTAGATCCAATAATTCCGATGTTCATTATCTTTCCTGATAGATTACCATAGTGACATCGATAATATCACAATTTTCTTCAGCGAAGTCTAATATAATATCTAGAACACGTGTGAAGTCTCCACCAGCTAAACCACATCCAATCTTAGGAAATCCAATACGAATTACAGATTCGATATCCGCTTCAGATCTAATAGATAGAATTTTCTCTTTGAGATTTTGAAGAAAATGTTCAAATGCCTTATATTCAAAAACATCTTCTCCCCTAGAGAAAGTGTATTGTGTGTATGCATTGATGATATAGAAACCGATGTCAGTTTGATAGTGAGTGAATGTTCCTAGTTTAGATCGATCACCACGAATAGTTTGAGCATCGATCTCGGCTGCTCCTGGATATCGTTTTGAAATCTGACCTGCGATTCCGGATGCCATCGTACAGAAACAGTTACAACCATGTACAATAATATGGAAATAACCTTGTTCGGCTAATCCAATTAGATCACCTTTAATGATATTCATAATGTATATTCCTAATGATTGGCGTCCCGTGATTGAAATGGCTCACGGGACCAGAAGCCTAATCCCTGCTTTGTGGCAGAGACCAACCTGATGGTATGGCCATCATTCTCTTTATCTATCCGTTACTGATAAAGTAGTTTAACTTCTCAGCTTCAGCAATAATCTGCTCTGTAGTGGGCAGACTAGGAAGATTAGGATATTCGATATCCATACCTGCACGATTTACGTGATATTCATCAATCAAAGCTTCTCTTGTTTGCATGACTGGAAGTTCCAGTACATCCTTAGCTAACTTCAATACTTCTAAACGAATTTCATATGGCGTCATTCCCATAATAATTCTCCTTTGTGTTTTTTTTGTGTGTTTTGAGGTTATCAACAGAACAGATCCTTTCTATTGGTGGTAGTTAACCTCGAACTCAATTAATTGTGTCTTGGAGTTGCACCAAGATTCCTCAGGAATTTGATATCCCGCTTTCCTACTATTGGATGAACACGATTAATTTAACCACATTTTGTGAGATTGTTATAAACATCATCAGAAGTTATCTAGAAATTTCTAATTCTGTCTATTTGTGGTAGCCAATCTCATGCATACTTTTTAGACTCCTGTATAATAATGGCCTGGATTCGAACCAAGATTTCCCGGGACCTCCGGAAGTATCACCTCTTTAGACTAACACTATTATACGCCATCAACCACAAAACTGGAGCTGCGAATCGGTCTCGAACCGATAACCTGCGGTTTACAAAACCGCTGCTCTACCAATTGAGCTATCACAGCATTATTTCTTTCTCTTGCAATAACAATCGCATAAACATTTCTTTACGCATGGACACTTATCTACACAACATCCATGTGGTTTACAATACTTAGGCACATCACTATATGATGGATTAAATAATCCAAAGAAAAGAATTGACAATAGTAGAATGTATTTCATATAATTCACCTTAAACTTGTTTTCGGATTTTTATAGTCTCAGGATTATCCTCTTACCATGGTCGACTAGTACCATGAGCCGAATTTTGGCTCCCTCACTTGGACTCACGAACCAAGAATAATATTTCTACAGTTAGGCGATGAGGGAATAAATGGTCGGAATGGTAAGATTCGAACTTACGACTTCCTGCTCCCAAGGCAGGCGCTCTAAACCAGGCTGAGCCACATTCCGTTACTATACTATTTATTATACTTTATTTTGAACACATAGTCAAACTAAATCTTTTCACCAGGTTCGAAACCACGCCAGCGAAGGAATCGTGGGAATCGCAAGGAATATGTTCCATCCTGATTCTGT